CACGGCGTTGGTATCTGCGTCAGCCATTGGTTCTTTCATCCTCTTTGGATTCGTTCATCATCACGACGTATTGGTCAGCGCAAGCTGCCATCACGTCACCTATCACCATGAGGCCCATGTTGCGCATGCCCTCATTGAAGAATGTGGTGCTGTTTCCGGTAAATGATGTGCGAAACACACCAGCCCGGTCGAGCAAACGCCACACAAAGCGGCGCCCTTCTCTGGTCGCCATGATCTTTTTCATGTCGGCCAGCTCGATATCGCGCACGCGCTCGTCCTTGCGCCGGCGGTCTTTGACCTGCGCTTCTTCGGCCGCGTTGAACGCTTTGTCTTTCTCGTTCATTTCTTGGGCGGCTTCTTGCCGTAGCCTTTCTTCATGTCATCCTCCTCGGTTAAGCGGGCGCCCCGCGTAGGTTGTTGATCATGTTCGTGAGCGCATTCTCATCGGTGACCTGCGTCTCCGAGAGTGTCTTCGCGGTCTGCGCGCCTTGCTGCGCAGTTTGTGCAGCCATCATGGCATTTTGCTGCTGTGCGCGTTGCGCGCGTGTCTTGGCCACGGAATCATCGTCCCGGATGATGGAAGGTGGCACGCCCAGCATGGCGCTGTACTCATCAAGCGCTTGGTCGAAGTCGATCTTGTCGAGCACCTGTGGGTTAGCCTGGGCGATCTGACCGGCGAACTGCATGGTGCGCTCAATCGATGAAATGCCGACCATCTTCATGGCCTGCGCCATCACGCTGATGTACTCGACAGACAAGTCCAAGCCCTGCAGCTCTGGTGGAGGCTTCGGGATCATGCCAACCTTCATCATGATATTGAAGGTGCGATCGATCAGCGGGTCCAGCAGCTCATCGTTCAAGCGCTCAAGCACCGGGCCCAGCATCAAAAGCTTCTCTTCGTGGCGCTCCTGGATCTCGCGCGCGGTGATGTTGCTGCGCTGATCGTTGGCAATCATCAGAAACAAGTCTTCAAAGAACGCGCGCCGAATGCGGCCCTGGTTCTCTTGAATGTCCATCATGAGCTCGTTGATGCGCGGGTTGATCTGGTAAGCAGGTGCAAATCCCTGCTGGCCCTGGGACACATCGACGTAGGTCACATCGCCTGGCAGCAGGCTTGCGCGCTGGTTGCGAAGCGATGAAGGTGCCGTCATCGGTGGGTTGACCAGCTTGTCGATCGCCTGCGCCTTGCGCTTTTGCTCGAGCTGCAGCGCCTTGATATCGCCCAGCGCATCCATGCCAGGTGAGTGGCCGTAGATGTCCTCGCCGGTCAACGACCAGCGCGGCGCCATCAGCGGGAAGTCATCAAAGCCCGACTCGCGCAGCAGCCTGTCGCGGTTCTCGCCTGGCTCGTAGTACACGGAGCGGAACCGCTTGTACTTCGATGTGGGCCGGTTTTGGTCGTACTCATCATTGGGCTCGACCACGTGGATCACGTCGATCCAGGCGTCCTTGTTGCCTCGCTCGTACAAATTGCGCACCGACTCGGACACTTTGTCGATGCCAAACTGGCCGACCATTTGCGTGACGCTCATCTGAAACTCGCGGTAGCACGTGTCGACGTTGCCGCGGTAGGACGTGCCGATCATGTAGCTGCCGATCGGATACGGATAGCAGCGGATCACATCCTCGTTATCCTCGAGCACGGCAAACGCGTTGGTGCCGAACACGCCCAGGTCGCCGTAGGTGATGGGCAGCGTGGTGTACAGGTTGGATCGCAGGAAGACTTCCTGCATGCGTGACTTGACCAGCTCGAGCCATAGCTTGACTGGCGTGAATTCGTTCAACGCTGGGTCGGGCGTGCGCAGCTGGAACCAGGGGCGCGCAGGCGATGTGATGCCTGACATCATGCCCGAGGCCAGTGTGCGCACTGCAAGTGTCGCGGTGTTGTCGACGATCTTGCTGTTGCGACGATCGCCGCGGTTGCGATCAGTGACGACGAAGCGCGACTGGCGCGGCAGAATGTAATCGGACAGGTCGCGCCAATGCTCGATGAATGACGCCCGCTCGGTCCTCAATGAGGCCAGACGCCGATTGAACTGTTCGCGCTTTGTGTCCATCACTTCGTTCCCTTCGGCACGGAGTAGTAGCGGTTGCCGTACTTCTTGACCTCAAACCCGCGCTCTTCCTCGCCCTTGACTGCTAAGTCCCAGGTCTTGTGTGACTTGCCCTTGAGTAACACGTAACTCTCGTCTGGCAAGCCGTGCTTCTTCTTGTCTGCATCACTAGCCATCGTGACCGATCCCCAGTGACCTTTGTTCTCGCCGGTGCCATCTGGCCCCAGCCCAGCCGCAATTGCGGTTTGGTAATCGTAGCCAGCGCTCTCAGGATCAAATGCCTGCTGCGCTGGTCGCGCTTGCGGCGTTGATCGCTGCATGCCTGGCAAACACATCATTAGCTACCCAGCACAGTGCGAGGCAGTGTTCTTGCGCCAGTTTGCCAATTCACGTAACTGCCAGCTGGCTGCATTGGCTGCCCAGTCAGCTGTGACGCTACAAAGCGGCCATGCAAGTCTTGTGTTGCAAGCCCCATTTCACCGAATCCTTGCGGCCCGCTCGTTGGAAGGCTGGCTGCAGCCATTCGACGGCGCTGCTCGTCTGTCATGGCACTAGTGTCTGCGCCCGTGTCAGCTGGCGCCGTGGGCGCTGGCTGCGGAATAAGGTTTGTAGAAGATTTGCTACGTCCGAAAAAACACATGTCAGGCTCCCAGCAAAGTTTTCTTGGTGGTGGCGGCCGGGTCTGTCACACCCATGGACCCAGTCAAGATGGTCGAACGCTGGCCCATGGCGGCTGCCTGGCGGCGACGCTCGCGGTCTACCGACTCCTGCACAGCCTGCTCTTGCTCGATGGGCGCGGCCGAAGGTGGTGGTGTGGGCGTGGGCGTTGGGCTGCTATCAAAAAAACACATGTGGCTCTCCATGCGAAACCGTCAACGTGGCGCGATTATCGCACCATTTTGCCCAGAAAAATCAAGCGGTTTGAAACGGATCGTATTCTGTCGATGCGGCCGCGGTGCGTCCCAGGCTTGGGTGTATGTGTGCCAGGCTTGGCGCCACCGGAAACGCGAAGGTCAACGCCAGGGCGTCGGCCTTGTCTGGTGACCGACCGATTAGGTCCTTGATGTCGTCCTTGTCGCACAGTCTGAACTTGTCGCCCTGGAATGTGTAGGTGGCTGCGATCAGCTCTTCGGCAAGCTCAGCATCACGCGGCAGTGCGCCGCCCTCGCGGATCCACTTGGCCATCTCGAACCACATCTCGCTGCGCTTGTTGAAGTAGCGCGCATCGAGCGCCTTGCCGCTGAAATACACCTCAATGGGCGTCTTGTTGATCTGCCGCAGGCCATCGACCACACCCACGCCATAGCCGCCGGTGGCGTCGACAAAGGTGGCGTCGGCCTTCCACTTATCCACAGACAGCGCGACCTGTTGAGCCAGCAGCATGGTGTCCGGGATGCGTAGCACGCGGGCCTTGAAGGCCACGCGCCCTTGCCGCGGGAAGATCACCGAGCTGTCATCGCCCTGGCGTGCGACGTCCACGCCCAAGATCTTGGCGGCAAAGTCGTATTGCGTGACGTCATAGTGGCGCGACATGGCGCGCTCGATGTCCTCGGGTCCGATCAGCGCATTGGCCGAGCTCGACGGGAACACGCCGCGCACACGCACGCGCACGAAGTCTGAGTCCTCGCCGTAATCGTCGACCCACTTCTGCAGCTGCGCCTTGTTGGTCATCTTGACCGTGCGGCTGTCGATCTGCCGGGTGACCCATCGATGCTTAAAGCGCCCAAAGCATTCGCGGAATCGCCCGGTGTTTAGCGTCGGGTTACCGAAGCAGCACCACAGGATCTCGGTATCGCTATCGGTCAGCGCACCCTCGGAGACTTCCCAGATCAGGTCAGGGATGGCCGAGGCCTCGTCGAACACCAAGAGGATGCGCTTGCCCTTGTTGTGCAGGCCGGCAAAGGCCTCGGTGTTGCGCTCAGACCAGGGCACCATGTCGATGCGCCAGGTCTTCTCATGGTCGCGGTCCTTGCTGAAAATGGCGGTGGCCGTGAACTCAAACCAGTGCCGGATGATGCACAGGCGATACCACTTGGCAAGCTCGGCCCAAGTCTTGGTCTTGAGCTGGTTCTCGGTGTTGGCGGTGACAACGCCCTTAGTGTCCTCGTGCGTGGCGATCGCCCACAGGATGATCCAGGACACCAGGGCAGACTTGCCGATGCCGTGGCCGGACGCTACAGCGATCTGGATGGCCTCGTGCAGGTTGATCTCGCCGGCCTGCAGCCGGGTGCCAATCTCGACCAGGATCTCGCGCTGCCAATCGTCCGGGCCGTGGTAGTCGATCAGCTCGCCCTTGCCCCAATCGAAGGCTGCCAGCACGAATCCAAGCGGGTTATGAGTAAACCCTGCAATGAACTCGATCAGCTGGACCTGGACGTTACTTGGCGCGTTCACGCGCGTCCTTGAGCCGTTCTGAGAGCACCAGCTCGAGCGCGCCGTTGATCTCGGTCTTCACGTCCCTGGGCACGACCTTGCCCACCAGCGCCATGAACGCTGCGGGATTATCCTCGGCCTGCCGACACAGGTAGGCCTGGCCACCGGCATCGCTCAGTGCCCCCAGGATCATTGCCTTGATGTCGCCGTTGACCTTGTTCGGCTTACCTTTGGGGCGCCCGCCGCCCTTGCGCAGGTTGGCCACCGATCGATCACGGCCTATCAGCTGTTCTGTTGTCATATCGGTAAATGTCGGTAATTTTCCGGTCATGATGCGATTCTCTCACCATGCGGGGCAATTGTGATTTCGACCCGGCCGCCTGGCTCTGGATCCTGCCAGACCAGGTGCAGGCTGCGCACCTGGTGATCATCCTGCCACACTCGCGCTCGAGTCAGACTGTCGGCCAAAACCTTCCAGGC